ATGCCCAGCCTTGGGATTGTTCTTCTCGCACTCATTCTGTTTATGTTCTAGATCGAGCAACGCCATGTCCATGGCTGGCGAAGATTGATGGTAACTTCTACCCNGCCAAGTATATGTTCACGGTAGATTANACNGACAATGAGATNGCGGATGATCCTGCACAGCACAAGCAGTCGCATGTGATGGAGTTACTTGATGCTGGCGAGTGGACTGGAAATATAGTAGCGTTGCCAAATAACAGGGTAAGGGTTACACATCCAGCTTGGTTTGAGACAGGAGAGGGCGCACCTGACTTTAAGCCATCTCAGCATGTTCATTACAGCAAGTCTGATTTAGATTACACTTTGGATGTTAATCGCATATTTAATAATCTGTACGCAGAAGAGTAAGTTATGGCAATTGAACGTGGCGTAGATGATATAGACATTGATGAGTTGGATATTGAGGACAACTCAAAAGAAATTCTTATATCAGAGGAATCTGATGAAGACTTAATGTTTGATGGCATTGAAGATGGTGATGAGTCCATCTTAGAAGATGGCACTATGATCTTTGGCGAAGATGATCTTGGTGAAGATATCCCGCCCCCGTTTAATTCAAACCTTGCTGATGAGATAGATAAATCTGACTTAGGTCGTATTTATTCTGATTTGATGTCAGACATTGATGATGATAAGTCTTCTCGTAAAGATTGGATTGATCAGTACACTGAGGGGCTTAAGTTTCTTGGGATGAAGTTTGAGAATCGCACTGAGCCTTTTGATGGCGCATCTGGTGTTATTCATCCGCTTCTTGCTGAGTCTGTCACACAGTTTCAAGCGCAAGCTTACAAAGAGATGTTACCTGCTGGTGGGCCTGTAAAGACCAATGTTATTGGTATGGGTACGCCTCAGACTGATCTGCAGGCTGCTCGTGTGCAAGAGTACATGAACTACATGATTACTCAGGAGATGAAAGAATACGATCCTGAGACTGACCAGTTACTGTTTTATTTACCTTTGTCTGGTAGTGCGTTTCGTAAGGTTCACTTTGACCAGTCGCTAGGCCGACCTGTATCGCGTTTTATTCCATCTGAGAAGTTGATTGTGCCTTATGGTACGACAAGCTTGGATGATGCTGTGCGTATTACGCATGTAATTGAAATGTCGATGAACGAAGTTCGCAAACTTCAGCAGACGGGGTTTTATCGCAAGACAAAGATATCTGGTGAATCTGATGACACCGCATATTCTTCTACTGATGTTGATGAAGAGATCGATGAGTTACAAGGCGTTAAGCCGTCTGGCAGTTCTAGTGATTATGAAGCAGAACTTATGGAAGTTCATGTTGAGTTAGATATACCGGGCTTTGAGGATATTGATGCTCAAGGTGAAGAGACAGGTATTAAGCTACCGTATATTGTTACTTTGCTTCCAAAACAAAACACGATTCTTTCTATTCGCAGGAACTATAACCAAGCTGACATGATGCGTAGGCGCATAGATTACTTTGTGCATTACAAGTTTTTGCCAGGCGTTGGTTTCTATGGCTTTGGTTTGACGCATATGATTGGTGGGTTGTCTCAGGCATCTACATCTATTCTGCGTCAGTTGATTGATGCAGGTACGCTGGCTAATTTGCCTGCAGGATTTAAGGCTCGTGGCATACGGATTCGTGATAACGATGTGCCGCTTCAGCCCGGTGAGTTTAGGGATATGGATGCACCTGGTGGGTCACTTCGTGATGCGCTTATGCCGCTCCCGTTCAAAGAGCCAAGCCAAACCTTGCTTCAGTTGCTAGGTATGTTGGTAGAGGCAGGCCGTAGGTTTGCATCTGTTGGCGATATGCAGATTGGCGATGGTAATCAGGAAGCGCCTGTAGGCACCACGATTGCGCTGCTTGAGCGCGGTAGCCGTGTTATGAGCGCGATTCATAAGCGCATGCACTACAGCCAGCGTGTTGAATTTAATCTGCTTGCACGGGTCATTAAGGACTCTCCAGTTAAAGCTTACCCGTACCAGATTGCTAGTGGTCAACAACAGTTGATGGCACAGGACTTTGATGATCGTATTGATATCATTCCTGTATCTGATCCGAATATATTCTCTATGAGCCAGCGCGTTATGCTTGCTCAAGAGATGATGCAGATGGTGCAATCAAATCCTCAGATACATGGTCCACAAGGTATGTACGAGGCGTATCGTCGTATGTATGAGGCTATGGGTGTACAGCAGATTGAGCAGTTACTGCCTCCACCACCACAGCCACAGCCTGTTTCTGCAGCTATGGAAAACGCTGGGTTCTTACAAGGACAGCCTGCACAAGCGTTTGCCAATCAAGATCATGATGCACACATTAAGACTCACTTGTCTTTGCTTAAAAGCCCCGTGGTACAAAACGCACCTCCAGGTCAGCAGCAGTTGATGGGTCTTATACAAGCCCACATCTACCAGCACATTGATTTCAAGGCGCGTGAGATGGCCCAGCAAGATCCTGAAGTTCTGCAGATGCAGCAACAGATTCAGCAGATGCAGCAACAGGCTCAAATTGACCCAATGATGCAGCAGCAAGCACAACAAATGATGCAACAGATGCAGGCGATTATGGAAGATAAGGTTGCTCAAATTACTATGCAGCTAGTAGAAGAATTGGCTCCTGAGTTATTAGTACAACAACCTGAAGACCCATTAGTCGAACTTCGCAGAGAAGAGCTTGATCTTAAGGACAAGGACATTGATCGCAAAGCTGGCGAAGCACAGCAACGTATCAAGCTAGAGGGCGACAGGATTGATAATAATGTTGATTTGGGTCAAGATCGCCTAAATCTTCAAGAACAAACCGCTAACATGAAAGATGATGTTGCTAGAGAACGTATAGATTTACAGCGTTCTGCTCAGATGGCAAAAACGGCAGAGAACATGGCCAAGAACTTCTTTGGCAATTAGGAGAAACATTTATGAGTTCAGTACGACAAAAGATGGCTGCGGTACACAAAGCGCAGAACAAACAATTTGAAGCAGATAAGCGTGAAGCATTAAAGCCTGTTGTTAAAGAGGTTGAGGCAGTCATGCCGAAGGTCGCGCCAGAGGTTGTTGAAGAAACTACCCCAGCCCCTGAAAAGCCAAAAACTGCAAAAACTACAAAAACTACAAAAACTGCAAAAACTAAAAAACCAGCATCTAAAGGTAAGAAATCATGATCAAGCGTCAAACAAGTTTTCCACAGCCCAAGGTTACGGATAGCAAGGTATCTTATAAAGATCAAGGCACTGTTAAGTATGCCAAGGCTGAAACTATAGCTACCCCTACTAAGTCTGCCCCTTATGGTGCTGGTGAAATGCGTGGCGGTGGAGCGGCTCTGCGCGGCAAGAAGTTCAGCGGAATCTTTTAATGTTAGTGACTAGTTCAAATTCTTTTGCGTATAGAGCAAAGGTAATACCATGACAGTACTTGTGATGGGTGAGTTTGGTACGCCTTTAAAAAAACCCGCCTTTGGCGTGGACCCACCCGAAGCCTACACCTATGGAAATCCTAGGCCATTTGGTCGGCTGCCGGAGATTAATAGAACAAATAAATCAAAACAACCGATAAATTTTGACGGGTTTAATCCAGGTGGCGGTACTTCTTTAACGGCACAAGGCATTCCTGAAATGGGAGTTCCTAACAAATCACAGATTAAAGCGCCCCAAATACGAACGCGAGGGCCAGAAAGCCTTGCAACTCAAGGAAGGTCAATGCAGCAACCACAACAACGTGGTGGCATGTTTGGCCAGCAGAATCAATTTAACCCGCAAGGTATGCAACAAATGATGCAGTTTATGCAGCAGATGATGCAGATGTTTTCTATGATGGGTGGGCAGAACAGAAGTCCATATGGCGGTGGATATCAGCAGCAATACAGTCCTCCACAACAACAATACAGGCCGATGCAGCAACAGTATCAGCCACCACCCCGACAACAGTTTCAACCAGTTCAACAACAGTACGGACAAATAAGGCCACAACAGCCAAGCCCGTTTGCCCAATCTATTAGACCAAGGTATTAGTTATGGAAATGAATTTAGGCATTAACTTTACGCCAGAGATGATTGCTAACATAACAAAGCAAATCAGTGGCGGGATAATGGGTAAGCCAAAGCCAAAAAAGA